TGGGTAGAGTTTGAAATGACTGCAAACGAAGGTGCACCCGTAGCTGCTCCTGCAAACAACACTAACTGGTTCTACTCAGTAGTAGATCAAGTTGATATTATGGTCAACACTACTGCAGGTTGGAGAGGATATAGAAATGCCAACTATGACAGCAACGGTTTCCCTCTTCCTTCAGGATCAAACACAACTGATCCTAACGGACCAATCGTAAGTGCTACTGAGCCAACCGTACAGAGTGACGGAACTGCACTTGCGTTTGGTGATCTTTGGATTGACACAAGTGATCTTGAAAACTATCCAATCATCAATCGTTGGCAGCTTGTAGAAGGTGCCGGATCATGGGTAAGAATTGATAATGCAGATCAGACAAGTTCAACTGGTGTTCTATTTGCAGATGCACGTTGGGCACAAAACGGCACAACTGACCCAGTTGACGATCCGATCCCATCAATCGTTACTTTGCTAACCAGCAATTATCTAGATGTTGATGCTCCAGCAGACGAACTTTATCCAGTAGGTATGCTATTGTTTAACACTCGTCGTTCAGGCTACAATGTTAAGCAATATCGTGTGAATTATTTCAATGCAGAAAGATTCCCTGATACTTCATTGCCTACTGAAAAGAATACTTGGGTATCTGTTTCTGGATTGCAATCGAACGGCGCACCGTTCATGGGTCGTAAGGCTCAGAGAGCAATGGTTGTTCAAGCATTGAGAGCAGCAATTGATACCAATTCTGCCCTACGTGATGAAGACAACGCATTCAACTTGCTTGCTACTCCGAACTATCCTGAACTACAGCCTAACATGGTTGTACTCAACAATGATAGAGGACAGACTGGATTTATCATTGGTGATACTCCAATGAGACTCCCAGAGAATGCAACTGCAATTCAAGCGTGGGCAACTAACGCAGCAGGCGCAACTTCAACAGGTGAAGAAGGTCTTGTAACTCGTGATACTTATATGGGTCTATTCTACCCATCAGGTATTGCCCCTGATCTATCAGGTAATCTCGTAGCAGTTCCCCCATCACACATGATGATCAGAACTATTCTACGTAACGACAACATTGCGTTCCCTTGGTTCGCCCCAGCCGGTACTCGTCGCGGTATCATTGACAATGCTACAAGCATTGGATATCTTGACAGTGCAACAGGTGAGTTCGTCTCAATGAGAACTAATGTCGGAATTCGTGACGTACTATATTGATCTTGTTGCTAAGAGAGGTATCTATGACTATCTCGTAGTTTGCGATGAATCAAATAACACACCAGCACGTATTGACAGAAACGAGCTTTGGGTAGACGTAGCAATTGAGCCTGTTAAGGCAATTGAATTCATCTACATTCCGGTTCGTGTGTTCAATACAGGTGAGATTTCAGGACAATAATTAAGTTAATGGGTGCCCCCGGGCACCCATTAATAAAAGATAAATACTTATAACAGGAGAATACAAATGGCAACAGCCTCACAATCATTGTTCAACATGACCGTAGCATCTGATAACGCAGGCGGCAACCAAGGTCTGTTGATGCCTAGTCAGCAGATTCAAAAGCAATTTGACTTCGTTGAGCAGGCATCTGCTGCAACTGGTCAAGACTATAAGTTCCAAACAAACATTGAAATTCTAGACGGTGGTAACGGCGCTCTTGCTCCGACTGTTCTTGAAACTTGGGAATGCTACGGTTGCTTCATCAAGTCTGCTAACTATAACCAGTTAGCATATGGAACAAACGATCCAGCAACTATTGCTCTATCTATTCGTTACGACAACGCAATTCAAGCACCACTCACAAGCGGTGTTGGTCAGTTGGTTGGTCGTGCGTTCAACGGCGTAGACGGCATCGTAACTGGTATTGGCGCACAACTTTAATAGTTAGGACAATAAATGACTTTAGGTAATTGGGGTCAAAGTCTATTAGATGGGGCTGCCTCAGCATTATTTGGCAGCCCCTACCTAAGAGATTTCCAGCACGCTTCTAAAACGTTTAGACCTGATTCTTACACACATGCCCCTAAACTAAAATTCCTCTTCCATACATACTTTGAAATCAATCCTGAAGCATACTTCGGCACTCCCCCAAATATCGGCATACTTGTAAAAGAAGTTAGGCTTCCTTCTTTTACGATGGATGTTGCACAATTGAATCAGTACAATAGAAAAAGACTTGTTCAGTCCAAAATCAAATACGATCCTATAGAAATAGTATTCCACGATGACAATGGCAACAACGTTAATGCTATGTGGGAACAATATTACCAATATTATTACAATGACGGAAATAGACCCGGACAGGTATTGCGCGGAAACAGAGGAAATAATAGATTCTTTCAATTAGGAGATAATGACGCTATTACTAGTTATAACAGTAGTAATATATATACCGAAACCGATGGTTCGGAAGATCACAGTTGGGGTCTAAAAGGGGGCGCAACTAATCCTGACGGAGTTAAAGTACCATTCTTTAAAAACATCACAATATTTGGGTTAAATCAACATGATTTTACTGCATATACCTTAATTAATCCAATGATCACTAACTTCGCTCACGACACTTACAACTACGCTGAAGGGTCGGGCATAATGCAAAACAGAATGACTATTGATTATGAAACAGTAGTCTACAATTCAGGCTCTTTAGATGGAAGAAGCCCGGGAGACATTGTTACTGGTTTTGGTGATGAAGCTAATTATGACAGAACTCGTAGTCCTATTATGTCAGCCGGCGCCAACGGAACAATATTAGGTAGAGGTGGTTTGATTGATGCAGCAGGCGGCGCAATCAGAGCATTGGGCAGAGGTGATATATTTGGTGCAGCAAACACTGGATTAAACTTACTTGATAGAGCTACAAATCGAAATTTTGGTCAAAGTTTGGTAGAAGGCGCAGCTTTTGATTTGGGCAGTATGTTTGTTGATGCTATAACTAATACTCCAACTAACAGAAATAGAAATACACTTTTTTCTCTTCCGGGCGCAAGTCAAACACCGGGATTAAGCGGTCTCGCAGGCTCACCTACAATTGATGCAAGACGAACCCCGCAGCCTGTACTCAGCGAACCAACAGCTGGTGCACAATTTAATGGGAATCAAGTTCCTCCCGGATTTCCGGTAGAGGCACCGTTTGGTGGAAACTTCAATACTGGACCCGGCGGAGCAGCATAAATAGTATTATGGCTATATTCAGTGTAACATCTTTGGGAAATACCGTAAGAGTTTTTGATAACTTTTATTCCAACGCACTTAAAGTAAACTCAACAGACTGGGATGTTGTGTACTCATTCTTTTTGGGCAATTCAAATAATAAGCTAGAGGCAAGCAATTTTGCATCATTGCTGTTCTTTATTGCACAAGAAGGTCAATTCAATGTATTAGACTTACTTGCTACAATTAAAGGTAAGACTACTAAGTTACAGATGAATCAAGTAATTTGCTATTACCTAAACACGTTCAGACCCAAAACAACTTTATACGGTGTGGGAATTATACCTAAACCAAACGAAGCAGTACAACGCAACGTAGTATTGTAACATGGGTAAGTGGGCACAAGGCAAATACACGCCTAAAAATCCACAGAAGTATATAGGTAATAACCAGCCCAAATATCGTTCCGGTTGGGAACTCACTTTCATGACATTCTGTGATAGTAACGATAGCATCATATATTGGGCTAGCGAATCAATGAGAATTCCATATAAACATCCGTTAACCGGTAAGCCTACAATCTATGTTCCTGACTTCTTTGTAGTATATCAAAACAGATTTGGTAAGCAAGTTGCTGAAGTCGTTGAGATAAAACCAAAGAAACAGAGTATCATTGAAAGCAAAGTTGCAAGCGCCAAAGATAGAATGGTAGTAGCAATCAATCACGCTAAGTGGACAGCAGCAATGGCATACTGTAAGAGCCAAGGACTAACCTTTAGAGTCATCACCGAAGATGATATCTTTTACAACGGGCGCAAGTAAAACTAAATACTTGTATGACCAAAAAGCTTGAAGAACTATTTGAATTAGCATCATCCGACGAGAATGATTTGACTATTCCTTTGCCTGAAGTTACTGAAGAAGTGACAGAAAACGCACTAAGCACATTAGATAAGATTGAAGCAGCACTTCCTCAAGTTAAGGGACTTGAAGCGGCTGACACTGAGATGGATGAGCTGGCAGAACTTGCTACGTCAAGCTACAAAGACTTGATGGATCTTGGGATGCAAGTTGAATCTCGTTTTAGCTCGGAAATCTTCAATAGTGCAAGTAGTATGTTAGGTCACGCTATTACAGCTAAAACAGCAAAGATTAACAAGAAATTAAAGATGCTTGACCTACAGATGAAGAAAGCCCAACTTGATCAGAAAATGCAGTCAAAGAGCGAAGAAGTAGAGAATACTCCATTGGGTGAGGGTAAGTCACTTGACCGCAACGAATTGCTCAAGATGTTCAACACCAAAAATAACGATCAATGATAAATACATAATATAATATTGCAGGAAACCATATGCGCAGTCTAAAACAATACATCATAGAAAGTGTTCACACTTACGATTATACTGTCAAAATTGCGGGCCAAGTTGATAAGAATTGGCTTGACATGTTCAAGTATAATCTTAAGAAGTTTGATCCAATTGAAATTTCAGAACCAAAGACCACACCTATTCAAAAGAGTCCATATGGATTCAATGAGGTAACGAACGAGCCAGTAACTCTAATCAAGTGCAAGTTCCGTTATCCTGCTACTGAGCCAATGGTTCAGCAAATTGCTCAGTTGTTGGGCTACAATGTGAACATGGTTCGTCTTGTAAAGACCGGTTATGATGAGAGTGTCACTTCTGAAATGGAAGGCTATGTAAATCAAATGGAGCATAGCCCTGTTCTAACTCACGAAGAACTTGAAGAACAACCTGGTGCTAAGGAAGCTGCTAAGGCATATGGTAACAGCTATCTTGACAGCATCAAAGAACAAACTAAGGATGACAAGATTGACATTCCTTACGAAGGCACAAAGACACCGGCAGCATTTGATCCTTTCAAGCCAGAAACATTAATGTCAACAATGGGCAAAGATAGTCCAATGAGCAAGATTACTCGTCCAGCTAAGCCACAAACCGGCGCAATGGGAGGCAGATAATGAAAGATATTTTAGGTAAGCTCTCAGCTATTGAAGCATCTGCACCAAAGAAGGCTGCTAAGAAGATGTTGAATGAAGATTCGACTACTCCTCCTATGAATGTCTCCAATAAGCCTGCCTCACTCAAGGATGTATTTGAGAATATGGCGATGCAGAGACCAATTCCTGTAGTAGGAAAACAAGGTGATACGCAGGAGACTGGAGCGGGATTCTTACACGTAACAGATAATAGTCCAGCAGCGCAAGCATTAAGCAATGCATTTGGCGATTTAGCAAGTCAGGGTAAAGCACAGATTGTGATGCCTACTTCAGGTCAAAAAACAGGCCAGCAGACTCAGCAAACTAAACCAACCGGGCAGGCCGGTCAACAGCAACAAACAGGTCAGTCTGCTAAAGCCGGTGCTACTGGTCAGCAACTTGACGAACTATCACCTGACTTGTTAAAAAGAGCAGGTGCTGAGGCATCAAAAAGACAACAAGCAGCCAAAGGCCCACAATCTTTGGGTACAGAGTTTGAAGGTGGAATTGAACTGGGTTATGAAGTAAACGGTCAGAAAACTCATGTTGTCTCCCCTTCAGAAGCAGCAGAGCATATTGAAAAAGGAATACTCACCCCTGACACTAGGGTTATTGTATTTTCACCCTCCGGCCGCAAAACAGCAATGGTACTTGCTAGTAAAGTACCTGCACTAAAAGCGATGTTTAATCCACAAACCCCGGGCTCAAAGTTTTGGGGTATGAAAGCAGATAAATTTGGCCAAGCAGCAAAGGCAGCAACTTCTAGAGACCAAGCTAAAGACTATTCTGCACAACAAACTGCGGGAATGAGTCCTGCTCAAAAGCGTCAGTTTGATGCTATGTCAAAATCAGGTGCACTTGCAGAAGAACAGCTTGACGAACTATCACCGAAAACGCTTGCTTCCTACACTAAGAAGGCATCCGATGATTTGGTTGATAGAGCCGAAGATCATGCCTATATGAAGTCACCTGAGCGAGTGCCTGGAGGATATACCAAAGCAATAGCTCGCAATCAAGCCAAAGGCCTAAACAGGCAGCAAGGAATCAGCAGGGCAGTAGATAAACTTTCAGGCAATGCCAAAGTTCCTGCAAATGAGGGTGCAAAAGTTGATCGTATGGTCAAGCACATTGCTAAGTCAGAGCGTAAGCTAGGCAAGTCAAAGGACGAAGCAGAAGATATTGCATGGGCAACTGCTAACAAGCGCGGTATGCTTGACAACAAGAATAAGAAGAAGATGAAGGAAGCTGACATTCCATCAACAAACGGTATTGATACTATGGGTGCTGGTTTAGGTGCTGGTCGTAGCAGAACAACTTTAGAAGGTAAGAAGCCAGACTTCTTAGACCTAGACAAAGATGGTAACAAGAAAGAACCAATGAAAAAGGCAGCAGCCGACAAGAAAAAGAAAAAGGTAGATGAATCTATGAATCACAGAATTAGTGCAGCCCGCTTAGAGGGCAAATCACACGGTCTAAGAGGTCATGCACACTCTGGCAAGAGA